TTCAAAAGTGAAGGCTCATTCCGGAGATCCCGGTAACGACGAAGCCGATCGCCTCGCCAAACAGGGTACCATGAGCGACAAACTCATTATCCTCCCGGACGAATTTGCATCCGTAGACGAGTGGTTCAAGCACCACGAGTACCTGCGAGTGGAATATAAGAAGTGATACATATCGTTGCGTTAACAATTTAATAAAATGATGTAATATTACAATAGTTACAATGTCAGATCAGCTGGACCTTTTCAGGGAGTGTGTGAAAGAATATGTAGACATCACTAATCAAATCGCAGAAGCATCAAAGAGCATCAAAGCTGTCCGCCAGAAGAAGGATGAGCTCGGGACGATCATTCACGAATTCATGTCTAAGAATAATTACGAAGTGGCGGCGTCGGGTGACGTGAAGCTGATTCTCAAACAATCCACGAAGATGCCCGGGCTTAAGGAGGAAACTGTCATGAATGCACTACGCGACATGTACGGCAGTGATGATGCCGCGAAAGTGTGGAAAAAAATTACCGAGTCTCGCGAAAGTCAAGCGACAATTGTGGATAAATTGTCCTGTCGCAAGAATCGCACGACCAAGTAAATACTTACACGAATAGTGAGCGGCATAACCCATTCTCAAATACCAGGAAATCTAAGGTAACGGCAAAAACCTTTATTTTCTTCGCGCTGGTCTGAGGGACGATATCAAACGATAATTTGGTTTTGGTGTAAGGCGAGAAATTTAATGACCCGTTGGGCTGAAAGGACGTTGTATCTAGAGCAAAGCTGAATGTGAGAATGTTGTCATCGGGGTCACATCTTCTAAAATGTTGGTATTTCTGCACGATAGAAAAATACTCACTGGGTCTGGGCGTAAACTGTTGGTTTGAGTTGAGGTAAAACGTACCCTTCTCAAATATATCATAATACGTGAACCCCGTTATGTCATTCTCTGGAAACGCTACGATTGCAAAATATTTCACGGGCTTATTCAACTCTCTCAGGTCTATATCTATCTTGGATTGGTTGACGACTTGTCCATTGGTTGTCGTGAGGTACGTATTCTTGTCTATGCTGTATACTCTCTCGAACGTTATACTCATGGGAGTTTGGGCAAATCTGTACTTTTCCGCGTCGTCCAAGAATATATAGTCGACGATCAGTCCTGCGGATATCGTAACATTGTCCGGGAGCTGTGTGTTAGCCGGCAGATTCACCAGATAACTGAGAGGTTTCAGTGTAAAATCAACATATACGTTTATATTGGTACCCAAGCTATACATAGGGATGAATTGCTGCTTATAAGTCGTTTTTTGACAGCAAAAAAACTTAAGGGGGACTAATATTTCGTGCGCCTCGTCGGTAGCTAGGACCTCGCCTCTTTTTACAAGCCGACTTATCCCATCGTATTTAGAGTCTGGGCAAAATAGCTTGTCGTCGATATCCATCCACAGTCCTTCGGTCGACTGGACTCGCGTATCCCCGATTCGCAATACAGTGGCCGCCAGGATATTGTAACCCATCGTGTCGACCCACGTCCCTCCCGTAATATTTAGATTAGGGAGAACAATCCTCAGAACCATAGAACCAACGAGATCTCCGCGTTTAGATACCGTGATCGTGTTCTTGGTGCCAAAACGAACGGTCGTAGAAAATTTCTCTTCGTACTGCTGGACTGCGAAATTCGTATACCTTTTATACACGCGCTTGAATAAGCTCATCTCGGGGTTATACGTCAAATACACGTCTTGGGGGCCTCTCGAAAGGAGCTGAACAAATGTCCCCTCGCTGGCTGTACCAGTGCCCCTCTTGCCGACGGGGATGATACCCTCCTCTACTTTTTCAACTTGTTGAGAAATCTTAATATCCTCGACATTGACGGTACCGGACGGAGGTGTATACAGAAAATCAAAGCTCATCTCCGTTGGAGACATGGTGGTATTTTGAAAACGTTTTACATTCATCCCAACCTCCTTGGGGTTGGCGAATCTGATATACTCCTCGTCGTATATCTTCATGTTGTCATTCCTCGATGAATACATCAGCTACTCTACTATTAACATTTATTTTAAACTAATATAGCCATAATAAAATAATATGCTACAGTATATCAAATGAACAAGGCCTTAGATGATCTCGAGAAAAAATATTCTCTCCCTATCCCCCAGCCTCTTCAGAATAACTTCCTAAACAATACCACAAGTTGGTGCAGGCTGAACCCGATCGGATGCGGACGCCAGGCTGCACTTGAGACATTTTTTTTGATAATGACATACTCCGCGGTCATCTTCCTCGTCGGAGGTATGGTCCCTACAGTAGCAAATCTCATCAAGTTCAGTATTATCTTCCTTATCATGAATATTGCTGCAAGGATGGTGTCCGATTCTTTCTCAGACAAACTTGCGATTGCCGCACTGTCTGGCCTGGGGCTCAAAATCGCCTCCCTCTTAGCACCCAAGATCATAGGGTGGTAATATACATGCATGAATTATACGTTTGTCGATACAAGATTACTCGTATCGACAAATGTGATTTACATGGTACCATACTGTTCTCTCAATCCTTCTTTAGTTTTCCCTTTAGCTTGGTATTGACGTTCTTTTTATTTGTAGTCTTGATAACGCCATTTTCTACAAGTTTCTTTTGGTATTCTTGTAGAGAAGATCTGAAGTTCATGGGTCTGAACGTCTCACACTTCCTGGCACGTATAAGCTTCATTGCCTCAAGGTACCCAATCTTCTTGATCGTCATCAGATACGCCGCCACAACCGTAGAGCTTCTGTTCTGCCCCGCGCGACAGTGTACCAGGACGTTCCCGTTATAACGAGTCACATCTCTGATCGCCACGCTCGAAATCCCAAAATACTTTACCATCTTGCTGGCATCGGACACGTCGTCATACACGGGAACTCTGAGCATCGGGATGTCCGAGAACCTAGGGATGTCCGCCGAACAGTTCACAATAAACTTTATGTTATGCTTTCGGAGGAAATCTTTGTCTGAGGCAGTAGCCTCTGAACCAATCCAAACATGGTTCGTGATTTTTTTAGGGGGGTAATATAATAACCCTTTCCACTCTATCAGATCCTTGGCAGGCGCGGGGTATACGCACTGTTTGGGGGGCATATCTTTTTACTTTACATAAATATTTTTTAATATGCGTGTAATCATGCAATAAAAAATAACTTAACAGATATAAGTCACGAACAACATAATGGCGTTCACAGATATCATTGAACTCCCTTCTGAGGTTGTCGCCCCCCGTGAAGCAGCCAAGGCAGATGCCGTGCCCAAACCGACTGCTTTCGTCAACACAAAACCCGCTACTCAGGAGAAGGCAAGTATTTTCATCGGAATCCCCTGTTACGCGTGCATGATGACAAACTCATTTGCGGCTAGTCTGATTTCCCTGCAGGCTATATGTGCTCAACGCGGGGTCCAAATATACATGGACTTTGTCGGTAACGAATCGCTGATCGAACGTGCCAGGAACATCCTCGTCAAAAGGTTCCTTCAGCAACCCAAGTTCACTCACATGATGTTCATCGACGCGGACATCGGGTTCAACCCAGAATCCGTACTCCGTCTTGTAGAGTTTGACAGGGATTGCACCAGCGCTGTCTATCCCAAGAAGAGTATCAACTGGGAGCTCGTAAAGGAAAAGGTTGCCAGCGGAGCCCCCGAGGACATCCGCCAGATGGGATTGGATTTCAACATCAACCTTATCTCAAACGAACCCCACATCAACGGGTTCGTCAAGGTTCTGGATGTTGCCACGGGATTCCTTATGATGAAGCGCGGGATGATCGAGAGGATGTACGAACATTATAAAGAGGAGCTATTTGCGGTGAATGATATTCAAGGACAGAATGTGGCTGATTACATTGCCATTTTTGCATGCAGCATTGATAAGAAGACTAAGAGGTTCCTGTCCGAGGACTATGCATTCTGCCGTAGGTGGCAGGAAATGGGCGGAGATGTGTGGGCCGATATCACTACCCCACTCAGCCACACCGGGACCCATGTTTTCTCTGGGAATATTTTGGAGCGCATCACCATCGGTTAAATATATATAGGTCGTTTTTGCTTGTGTGAAATGTCAATTTTGTCAATACAAAAGTGTGTTGACAAATAGACCAACGTCGTTAATAACTTAAAATAATAACATATGTAAAACATAGCACAATGAGCGCAATTGTGGGCAACCCACCTCGTGTAATTATTGCAATCATCACAGAGGGACGTGGAGATATGGCACTTCAAGCATGCGTTTCTATCCTGAACCTTCAAATGTGCCTCATGACCTCCTCTAACGGTTTCCAAGCAGACCTAAGGTTCTACAACACGAACAACCAGGCTCTCACGGCTCTCTATACCGAAAAGGACTTCAAGGCACTGTACATTGTCAATTTCTCCTCTGGAGTTCCGGGGGATTTTGCCCTGAAAGCGTTGAATTCTGATAAGGATGTCGTGGTCGGCATTCACCCCATGCCCACGATCGACTGGGATCGTGTAAAGGATAATATTGCGAATACCGCGGAATCTCTTCAGAATACAGGAGTCGTGTATAACCTTTCTCTCGGGGGGGTTCCTGACGAAGATGGATATGCCAAGATCAAGAACATCAAACAAGCTGACGTGATGTTTGTCAAAAGAGAGGCACTTGATAATATTGTCAAGGAGAACCCAACGGTCATGACGAAAGATGGCCAACACACTTCGTTGTTCCTGGACGGTGTGTACGACGGTGTATACCTAACTGGGGTCGAAAGGTTCGGCAAACTGTACGGCAAAACCATGTTTGGCGATACCGCACGCGCAGTGAACAAATGTGGACCCCAGGAATACATCGGTATTGTTGGAAACAGGACTCAAGTCAGGTAATTAACCCCCAATTTCAACAAGTTTGCCAGTTTTATCATATGCTGTGTTGCAACCCGTGTTATCATTGTTCTTGCAACGGAGTCCTGCGTGCTTATCCCATCCCCAGAAGGGGTATTTCTTTTCGATGGTGTTCATATAAAAGTATACACCGGTGGAAATTGAGATAATAACAAGGACTATGGCAAGAATCAACAGCAGGTTCATTGTATAATACCACAATATGTTTTTTATGGCGTAAAATAACTTAACAAAAAGTATACATATATTAGTATACAATGGCGTCTACTCGCGATACTGCCAACCTTACCACGGAACAGGTAGAGGTCCTCAATAAGGTTCTATTCGAGGAGTGGGACGCAAAAACCACACAGATGAAGAAGGAGGCGGAGAAGATTGATGTGAAAACAGTGAACCCCAAGGATATCGGCGTGTCATTCGGTCCCGTGATGGATGAGAAAACATTCAAGGAATATCAGAAGCGCAGGGATGGTCGCATGAATGTAATTTCCGCGGCGGATCTGCAAAAGATGTTTGGTCAAAGAAAATAGATAAAATAAAAATATTTATTACAATTAACATTAGGATGGACCTCAACAAGATGATGACCGTAGAAAACCTACTGAAAGTATTGCTGGCCATAGCGATAGGTGTAATGCTATACAAAGTTTTCTTCGGAAAGGAAACGTACGATAATTACCCGGATCTGTCTGGCTACAAATACCCGATGGACTACGAAGAGGACGATATTGACCTGGTCGACGGCGTCACCTCCAACGGTGATGTATACGATATTGACCTTGTAAGTGCTGACAGCGAGGAGGATGACGATGATCAAATCGAGGAAATTGAAGACGTTGTTGATGCGGAAGATGAGATTTACGAATATGCAGACGACGAGAATGAAGCGTATGACGACTCTGAGGACATTCTAGTAGATGGCACCGAAGACGCGGACGCCGAGGATGATGACAACCCGTATATGTACGAGGAGGATGAGCTTGTAGAAGAAGTTATGGATGATGCGACAGAGCAGGACTTGGAGGTAGAGTCTCAGGCACAGGTCGACGAGGTAAAGAATTTCGATCTGATGTATGCTTCCGATGTAGAGGATGGTCTTCAGGAGAGTTTCATGCTATATTCCAATCT